TATGTCACCATCCTTACGTAATGGCTGAGTACGATGATAAGTTCGCTAAGTGGCGCCCTAAAGATGATGGACGTTGGCTACTCTGCGGCCATGTCCACGAAAAATGGAAGATCCAAGGTAGAATGATCAACGTCGGCGTAGACGTTTGGGACTACAAACCTGTCTCTGTAGAAGAGATTAAGAAGATCATAAATGGCTAGCATTTTGCTCATAGGCGATCCGCATCTCAAGATCACCAGATTTGATCTTGCTATTCAGTTCTTGAACTGGGTCACTGAGCTCGCCGTTAAGCTAGAACCAGACTGGGTTGTTAACCTAGGCGATACATTCGATACACATGCGGTCGTCAGATCAGAGCTCCAAGTAGAGTTCAAGAAACACGTCAATACTATCATGGAACACGGGAAGAGCAAGTACTTCTATGTTCTGGGCAACCATGACTTCTACAAACCAACATCTAGTAAATACAATGCCCTCCAGGTTATGGGAGACATGCACGATGACTTTAAGGTTATTGAGGACCGGTTTGACCTTGGTAATGTAACATTCCTGCCACACTATCCAGACCACAAGCTGTTTCCAAGAGACACCAAAGAGATCTGCATAGCGCATCAAACGTTCATTGGGGCTGATTATGGATACAATCGACCAGACGTTGGTGTTGATCCAGACAAGATTGCTGCAGAGATCATCATCAGCGGTCACATCCACATGAGACAGGGGTTTGGGAAGGTCATCTATCCGGGAACGCCCTATGGTCAATCTGTTGACGATATTGACCAATTCAAGGGTGTGATGTTGTTTGATACAGAAACCTACAAGCAGAAGTTCATTCAGAGTCCACTTCCTATGTGGAGAGGGATAAAGATCGACCTTAGAGATGAACAGAAGCCTGCTCTTACCTTCAATGATAAAGATCACTGGGTGGTAGAGGTCACAGGGCCTAAGGCAGAAGTGGTTGCCTTTAGGGATTCTGAAGAGTTTAAGAAAGCTAAGAAAGGTTGCGACGTCAAGTTTAAACCTAAATTCACTGATAAAGAAAAGCGTCTAATAGCGATCGAAGCGGTGTCGATGGATAAGGTTATGGCCGAATGGGTAGAGAAAGTCTACCAGGGGTCTGTCGATAAAGAGCTTATAGTCAATAAGGCATTAGAGATCCTAGCTCGCGTTAGACAGCAGAACGCAAAAGTCAAACTGTAGACTGCCACCCTGGTATAATAGAGTCAGGTGGAATAGGAGACCTAATGGACGGAAATGCTCTAGCTGAATATATAGATAACCAGAGATGGCTCATGAACAATGGGTTGCTCAATGATGGTGCTAAGAATCAGCTCTTCGTGTACGGTTCTATCGTACATAAGGATATAGAGGCCGTCGAGTTACACATAGACGTATCAACTAAGAAGATTAGTTATCAACTCTATGTTGGTAAGTCACTCCTAGGTAAGATTGAAAAATATAAAAAGCTATCCACTGCCAAAGGCTTTTTTGACATGTGGAAGTTTAAGCGACTACTCCAAAAGGAAGGTAACTTAAACTTTCAACACGTACTCGGACGTTTCGTGCGCGATTTCTGTGGGCCCAGCTGGGTTACAGAGGTTGAGGTAATCGACTCTCTCAAGTACGTTGAAGGATTTAAGGAAAGTGGAGAAGCCGAACCCCCAGGAGATAATGCTCCTGATAAACAACCTGACGGACAATAAAGATCATCGACAAGATCTTTGGGTCCATTATCTGAGTGGAAACTCTAAGGCTTCCCTTTCTCAATATTTGAAAACTATACGATCCTACGAAGATTCAGAGATCCATAGAGTCGCTGATACCGTTTGCTGGCTACTTCACTACCATGGTGAGTATGAGTTCCAACTCTTTCTAGAGGGTTTTTCGGAGCTCGAACAGACAATTATGTGCCTTTTAGCTATAGGTTGTAGTGTACAAGAGATATCTCAGTACAGAAACCTTAGTATAATAAGGGTACAACAAGTAGTAACAACTATTAGAAATCACAGTAAATGGGAAAATAAGTGGCACTTAAACGACATTTCACAGACGAAGAAAAGTACGGACTAAGTCAGGAAGAGATTCGTCTAGGTGAAAAGTACCTAAGAAAGAATAAGACCGCTGGCAAAATCCCTGAGAAAGAGGCATTCAAGCTTTATGAGCTGTACCTCATAGGTCACTCTTTCAATGAGCTCGCAAGCAACTTCCCTCAGTATCCCGTAGACAGGATCATACTTACATCTGCACTCTCTGGCTGGGCTAGAGATCGTGACAATACCCAGTACACAGTTAAAGATAGAGTTCAAGCTAAGGTTGTAAAATCTGTTGTTGAACAAGTTGACGTACTTACATTAATGCTTAGTGTGGTTAATGCACAACACGTGGATGCTATGAGAAAGTACATCATAGACCCTGTGAACAATCCTAAGCCAGACCTCAGAATTGAGACCATTAAAGAATACAAAGAGGTTGTGGAAACTCTTGGCAAAATCATCGCCGGCACAACCCCCAACTCCAGAAGTCACACCGCTCCCATGTTTGCGGCGTTAGGCAATCCAGACAGACCTGAGAGAGCACTTCCGGCAGCACCCGCTAAAGAAGATAATGCTATAGCTGCTGATTTCATCTCGGATCAAGTGAAAGACGATGGCGACTAAGAAAGTCTTGACGGAAGAAGAGAAAAGACGTCTTGCCCTTCTAACGCCATGTAAAACCAGAAAAGAACTCAACAACTGGATTAAGTATCACCTAGATATGCATCTGCCAGACTGTACGGTCTCCAGATATGCAGATTCTAATCCTCTTGACATCATCTGGGAAGTTTACCGCATCTGCGTTCTGAAGCAGAATCCAGACAAAGTAAAAGAACTACTCTGCGTTGCTGGTCGAGGAACTGGTAAGACGCTTGGTATGGCTATCGCCGAACTGATGATTATCTTGCATGATAAGCGGGACACGGTTCACGTCGGTGCCATCATGTCGCAAGCTAAACGTTGCTACGACTACCAGATGAAGTTCCTATTGAACGACAAGATCAAACCTGTTGTCGATCCTCCTAAGGTTCCACAAGATCAAAAGATCTTGCAAAAAGCTAACATGGAGAAGTCTCACTTTAAGATCGGCAAAGAACTAGTTACTCTAGAGGTTTTGCCTTGTACCTTGAAAGCCGTTAACGGACCTCACGTTCCCCTAGTTGTGGTCGATGAGATAGATACGATGTCAGGTGAAGGTCTTAAGGCGTTCAAGGACATCAACGGGATGCTTGACCCTAAAAACGGTAAGGCTACGTTGCGTATTGGTATCTCGACACGTAAGTCTAGATACGGTCTGATGAACATGCAGATTGAGAATGCTGAGAAAGAGGGACGTCACGTAAGACGTTGGACGGCGTTTGAGTTCACTGAGCGTTGCGAAGACGATCGCTCAGGCATTAATCCTGTTGAGATGTATGTCAACCAAGATGCTATGGAAGTCATCACTAAAGAAGAATTTGATAAAAGAGATGTTAAGAAGCAGAAAGAATTCTTCACGAACATGTTCCCTGGTGAAGGTTGTGCAACCTGCCCTATCGCTGCTATCTGTTTAGGGGACGCTAAGAAACAAGTCTCTAAGTCTCCGATGTTAAAACCTATCGACGAACTCATCAAGAAGGTTCGTTCTGAGGGTGCTGATTGGGCTCTCGCTCAGCTGATGAACCTGAAGCCTTCTGTGGAAGGAATCATCTACAAAGAGTTTGAAGAGAAGGTTCATGTTAGATCGTGGAACGAGATGTGGAAGACTCTCACGGGTACTGAGTTCCCTGGAGAGTGCTCTCACGATATGTTCGTCAAGAAATGTCATGAGCTTCAACTGCCTTGCTACGCTGGAGTCGATTGGGGATTTACAAACCCAAACACTTGCGTTTACGTGTTCGTGGACAAGAGAGATAACGTCTACGTAGTCCGTACAGACGGTATGACTCAAATCAGTCAGCCATCTTGGGTTCACCACATGAAAGTGAAGTACCACAGTATGTACAGATGTCAACTCTACTTTCCTGACGTTGCCGATCCAGGGGCCATCGAAGAGATGAAGAAGGCCGGTTTGCCGGTTGCTAACAACGTAGATAAACAGATAAATACTGGTATTCAGGGCATTAAACGCCTGCTTAGAGTTCCTGGTCAAGTTGAACCTAAGATATTCTTAGCTAGAGAGACTTGCGAACCTTTGATCAAAGAGTTCCAGATGTACCACTTTAAAGTGGATGCGGCAGGTCAGATCACTGAGGATCCAGAAGGCGAATACGATCACTGGCTGGATGCTTTGCGATACGTCATCTCTATGTTGTTCGGTAAGGCAGCTATTATATTAGGTGGTAACGGAATCTCGGTTGGTGACAGTCGTGACATTACAGACAATAGAGGCTTCTATAAGCGCACTCCTACAGCTGAAGAGTTCGCCGCAGCTAATATGATCCCTTTCAAGGTTGATGAAGATACCTCTAAGTTGGGTAAGTTGACCAATAAGAAGACCCCGGATGAAGATGACGGGGAGGGAGATGGTGGCGTTGGTGGCGATGGTGGCTTTTTATGGAGTTTCTAGTTAAAAGAGTAGTGCTGGTATAATGTTAGTACTAAGGTGGTTACGTGGCAATTAACGATTGGTTCAAGAATAGACTAGCTGGCCAGATTGATGCCCTTTTAAAGGCAGATGGC